CCATATTTTGAAAGGTTCATTTTTTCAATTGGGAAACCTAATTCCTTGACCTGTTCTTCATCGAAAGCTATTGTAACTTCTTGCATATGTAAATAAGAGTGTAACAATCCTTTGCGATTGAAGACATTTGTATTTGCACCACTTTTCAATTTGTAGCTAGGGAAGACTACTGCTTGGTAACTGCTGCAAGGCCAAAATGGCAGGCTAAAAAGTTTCACTCTCCCGTTCCAAACAACACCAGTAGCACAATCACATTCAGGCTCTACAGGTAAGCCCATTAGGCTTGTTGCTCTTGTGCTACTGAATTCTACACCTGAATAACTATTAAATCCCAAAGGGCAGTCGCCTAATTGTAGAATATTACCTGTCCTGTCTAGAATTAATCTCTTGCCTTTTACCCATGGTAATTGGCTAGTTGTTAGAAAAGATTTATAGTCAAATCTTCTTGTCAGCTGTTTTTCAAAAAAATCTTGCGTTATGTCAGCAAACAGCCTTCTTGCTATTAATATAGATATAAGCTGGGTACTAGGTCCAGACTCATGTGTTAGTGTGAAAATACCTTCAGCTGTTTTCACCCCCATGAAATTTATCCCTTTGAAATTAAATATAACAGCATCTTGGATGTCCCACCCTTTCTTTATATATTCCTGGAGCTCATAATTGTCCAAATACCTATGCTTTATGCCATAAGTACTTTCACAGAGTGAGTAAAGCTGTGAATCATCACCAATTACTATTGATTTAAGGATTGCAAGCATTCTCTTGTGGAAAATGTCTGACTGTTTAGACATGTCCATTGTCTCTCCTTTTAGAAAGTCTAAACAATTCAAACCAGTAACCTCGTCATACATTTTTGAAACAATCTCCCTGTAGACCTGGTGTGTTTCCCTTTCTTTCACAACAATAAAGTAAAACAGTAGACTAAGGTTTTCTAGGACAACTTTTGACCTATCATGTGAATAAAGGAAATCCCTGCTATAGATCTGTTCCCCTGTTATAGGATTGTGCAATTCGAACTCTTTGTTGGTGATAAGTTGGTATTGATCTCTATAATTGGAACCACCCTCAAGATACCCTCTGAACATGTCACCAGGTGTTAGATGTGAACTGCTGCTAAAGCTTATGCCTACAGTGTATTTTTGTGTCTGTGATTTAAGAAGTTTTTGGAGGGTTAATAACACTGCAGGGCTTGCTATGTCATTAGGTACAAGGCTCATAACTTTTTCTTTATCACGTATTAGGCTGACTTCACCAAAATGGCTCCTTCTATCTTCCAAAAAGTTTTTGTAGTTGAAAGAATATTGGAGTACCGTTGCAAGATTGTTTTCCAGGGATAGGAACTTGTAAGTTTCAGGTATTTTATAAACAGAAGTAGGTAAGGGATCACTTCCAGTCTTGATTAGTGCAGCCCCATCTAACAATGAAAAATAGGCTTCAATGTTTGGGTCACCATTTAAAAGCACCAGGTTTAAAAGTCTTTCATCCAATGCTTCTGCTCTTTTTAGCTTGGGTATCTCAGTATTTATAAACTGCCTCAATGTTAATGCTTCATCATTGTCCAAGCCAGTTATACACTTTCCGCTGGCAAAGAAAGAGAGCCGCAGCATTATCATGCGCCTTGAAAGCATAGTATAGGCTGTTGAGAAGCTCTTATTGTAATACATGTATTGTAGCCATTCTAAGTATCTTGAGCTTTCCCTAGGCTTCATCAATACATATTCTGGGTTTTCCTTCAAGTAGTCATTTATCTTTTGTTGGTCCCAACCTATATTCATCTTTATTTGCTTTAGTCTGTTGCCTGTTCGTTTGTATATGTAGTCAAAACCCTTGAAGGTGGGCAATAGGTCCCCATAGACACTGCTCTCGACCTGTTTTTTTTTGCTGTACTCATATAACCCTGAGAAGAAGTCGTTGAGCTCAAGGCCATTATACCTTTTTAGCCTAAAGTTATTTGGATCCCCTAAAGTGTTTAAGTAGAAAACAGGTAGGCAGTCTGGTAAGCCAAACAGCTCAATTGGTGTATTAAAAGGGTCATTAGAGAAACGAGAAGAATTCCTACCACCATGATGAAGGGAATACTTTCTGTATATATTTATTGATTGAAGTAGTGATTGTACATAGGCTGGTACTTGGGGAACACCTAATCTAACAGACTCACTAGATCGAGATATGGAGGTCATTATATCAGTCTGATAGCCTAATCCTGCAATATTCAACCCAGTTTCTTTTGTCTTTTTAATGTGTGGGTATGCAATTTGACCGTTGAAGCACATCAGAGAGATAAATTCCATTATAAATCTCTGGCTATTTGTTTTTTTCTCACTATCTACAATCCCATGAAGTCTCTGGCACAACTTATGCATAACCCTGAAGTCTTCAAAGTCTTTAATATTCTGGACTCTTGTTATCAGCACATAATCATCAGAATGCTCTAAATGTTTTACAATAATGGGTCTTTTAAGACCCCATTTGTAAAACCAAGCTTTTATGGCTAATTCTGTGGCACAGACAGATTTTACTGATGATGAGTAGTTAAACATGCCTTGCAAAAAATTCTGACTGCTTTTTATGGTACCAGTTTCATTTAGATAGGATGTCTTGTGTGTTATAAACTTTGTCCCTTGGAGTAGAATATCGGGAACCCTTATTGATTTGTTTGACCAGCTTGCCAAGTGTGATTCACAGTAGGCCTGTTCGCTTGGTGTCAAAAGCGAACTGAAGCCTCTAACCATGTGTAAAAAGCTTGCCATTGTTTCACAAGCGGACCACTTGGTACAATCACCATTTGTATACATTATTGTGTCACCAGTTTCCTTGCTTTCTTTTATTATTGAATTTAAAGCTTTGGACATGTACTCCATCTTCCTGTCACCGGGCACACTTATCATTTCATTTGGAAGTTCTTTAGCTATAGCTTTGAATATGTTTTCAAAAACTCTAACCTGTGCCTTTGCACCATAGTTAACAACATAGAACTCTCTTTTAGCCCCATACTGAGCCTTTATACATATATGTGCTTCAACCCTTGAGCTATTCTTAAAGATGTTCCAGTTCGCAACATCTAACACAGTAATTATTTCAGGGTGCCTTATCA